TCTTCGAGCAATGAGCCAGTATCTCCGGTGCGATCGCCACGGTCACGATCAAGGCCGGCACGGCGGGCCATCTTTACAACCTCCGGTTCCGGGCCACGCTCAATACGGGCTCATTGCTCGAAGAAGACGCGACGCTGTCGTGCCAACAGGAGGGCCACTAAGGTGTCGGCCATCGCCCAGCACGCTGTGGATGAGGCGATCTTTGAGCGGCAGTTCGCCTGGACGATGCTCGCGCTCACAGATCTCAGCGAGGGCGGATACGTGCAGATCCGGTGGCACGGGCGGCTCACGCCGACAAACGCGATGACGCAGTGGCGGGTGCGGGTGCGCTGGCGGGGCCAGCAGCATACCGCGATCGGTCCCGTGGACACGGGTACCCGCGCGGACGCGCTGCTCCTCGCGTGTCAGCAGGCGCTCCGGTGGCTGCAACATGAAGCCGCTACGGTTCGCATGACCGTGGTAGGAGGGTAACTCCCCATGCTGCTCTTTCCGTCACTCCACTTACGAACTGGACGACGACTGTTCCACCTTCGTGGGAAGGGGTCTCCGCGCTCGGTTGGCCTCTCAGGTAGGCTTTACCTGACATGGGGAGTGTTGTTGCTGCTCGCCGCGCTGGCGATCCCGGCCTCCGCGCAGACGCCCGCGGGCGTGTCCTGTCCTGTGTCGTGGTCGCTCAAGGAGTACAACGTCTACCTGGCGACCAGTCCCACCGATCCTGGGGTGAAGGTGGCCACGGTGCCCTCGGGCTTCGGACCCGCCGCGAGCTGGTCGTGGCCGTGTCCCACGGCAGCCGGGCAATACTATGTCCGCCTTGTCGCCGTCAATCTCTCGGGCGTGGAAGGCACGTCGTCTCCCGTCGTCGCCGTCGTCATTCTGCCGCCCGCGCCGCCCCCACCTCCACCCCCACCCCCGCCTCCTCCACCTCCTCCACCTCCGCCGACAACCTCACTGCCCTCAGTCTGGACGCGGTGCGCGGACGAAAACGGCGTGTGCGCGTTTCAGGGGACGGCGGTCGTGCGCTACGGGGCCAACAGTGTCTACGTGCAGAAGACGCTGACCGATGGCACCCCGTGTACGAATGCCGTGTTTGGCGATCCGATTTTCGGAGTGTTCAAGCGCTGCGAGTACATTGATCCCGCCGCGCTCGTGGGGAGCCCGGGTCGGTGACGCGCGCGATGCCTCCCGGTGGCGCGTAAATGGCCCTCTCCCTCGGCGTCACCGCCGTTGCCTCCACCACGAGTGGCACCACAGTCACAACCCCCGCGAGGACGACGACCCCTGGGAGCACGATCGTTCTGTGCGGCGACTGGAACACGGGTGATCCTTTTGTCTCCTTTACGGACTCCAAAGGGAATACGTGGACGCAGATCCAAACGGAGTTGGGTGCGAGTCCGAGGACCCGCATGTACTATGCGGAGAACATTCTAGGCGGCACCAATCATACCTTCACGTTGACGATTACCAGTGCGGGCCAGCCGTCTATCTGGATGGTCGAGATTCGAGACGCCAAACTTGTCGGGGCCTTCGACCTCGGGGCCCGACAAGCGGATGCGGCCTCCCCCTTCACCTCGCCGGGGATCGCGACGACCGACGCGGACGAGTTTCTGGTCGGCTTCATGGGCGGCGATTCGGTGAGTAATCCGGCCACGCATACGGCGGGCGCGTCGATGACGCTCTTGGACCAAGTGACCAATGGCGCCTCCTTTTGGCCCGGCGCCACGGCCTACCGCATTGTGACGGCAACGGGCACCTACAACAGTAGCTTTACCGAAGTCGGTGCCGGGAACGGTCGCGTGTGGATCGCGGCGTTCAAGGCGCCGCCCATTCAGTTCGTCAACGGCGGGAGCAACAAGACCACCGACAGTGCCCACTCGTCTCCCGTCGTCGTGACGATCCCGGCGACCGTCGCGGGCAACGATTTGGTCGTGATGGTGGAGAACGGGGAAGACCCGGCCGCGCTGCCGACGGTCTCCTCGGTCACCGCGACGGGTGCGACCTTCGTCCGTCAGGGCGGCGTGCAGAACACGAGTGGGACGGATGGGGTCAATGCGGAGTGTTGGGTGGCACGCAACGTTGCGGCCGGCATCACGTCGGTGTCCGTGGCATGGACCGCGGCCGCCGTGGGCACGGTCAGCGTGGCGGAATACTCCGGCGTCCAGGCGCTCGGGCCGGTGGTGACGGCGACGGGGAACGGGACCAGCGCGACGATCGCGCTGACCACGCAGGATGCCGAAAACGTCGTGGTGGCCGGGCTGGGCGATGAAGACACCGCCCAGCCCGCCTTTTCCGCTGCGTCCAGCGGGACGTTCCGATCGACGCAGTATGCGCTCGGCGACGGCTCGCCTGATGTCAACGGCTGCCTGATCGACAAGGGCTCCGCGACCCCCGCGTCGGTCGTCTGTACGGTCGGGACCCCGGCCACCGCCTCGCTGTGGGCGGCGGTGGCGCTGGAGCTGCGGAGCGTGGCGGGGGGGGCGTCGCTCACGCCGAACGCCGGCGCTACGGTGCTGGCTGGTGTCGCCCCGACCCGCGTCATCGGCACGATCCTCACCCCCACGACACCATGAAAGGCTGAGCAGATGACCGAGACCGGGCACGCGGGCTTCGAAGGCGCCGCCCCAGTTGTCACGATCGGCGCGGGCAATCCGGAGGCGCTCAAATATGGCAGGCTCTGGGCGCACCCTGAGTACCGCACGGTTGCGCCCGGGGAGCAGCTCGCCCAAGTGTTCCTCGCCCAGGCGCATCCGAAGCCCGGGGCGGAAGTCCTCGACTTCGGCTGCGGCACCGGCCGCGGCGCGCTCATGCTGGCGCTCCTCGGCGGGCTCAGGGTCACCATGCTCGATTTCGTGAACAACTGCCTCGACGAGGAGGTGCGCGCCATGCTGACGACGCAGGCGCACGCGCTCCGCTTCCTCAAGGCGGACCTCGAGCAGAAGCTCCCCGTCGCCGCGCCCTATGGATTCTGCACAGACGTCCTCGAACACATCCCGCCCGCCAAGGTGGACGCCGTCCTCAACAACATCCTGCTGGCCGCGCAACACGTCTTCTTCTCCATCTCCACGGTCGAGGACTCCTGCGGCGCATTGATCGGCGAGCCGCTCCATCTGAGCCTCCATCCCTTCGCGTGGTGGATGGAGCAATTCCGCAAGCGCGACTGCGTCGTCCACTGGTCGCAGGAGGTGGACGGCGCCTGCCTCTTCTACGTGTCGGCGTGGACCGCCGGGCCTGCGATCGTCGAGGCGGGGATTCTCAATGTGACCGATGAGCAGATCCGGGCGAACGTCCAGCACAACATCGCGCAGGGCTGGACGCAGGTGCAGCCGCATCCGACCAATGACATCGAAGTCATGATCCTCGGCGGTGGGCCGTCCATGCCGGCCTTCGAGGAAGAGATCAAGCAGCATCGCGCGCACGGCGTCAAGCTCATCACGCTCAACGGGGCGTACAATTGGGCGCTGGAGCACGGGCTCACCCCCTCCGCGCAGATCATCGTGGACGCGCGGGCGTTCAATGCGCGGTTCACCAAGCCGGTCATCGCCGGCTGCAAGTACCTCATCGCCTCCCAGTGCGATCCGGGTGTGTTCGAGGGACTGCCGATCGACCGCACGCTCATCTGGCACACGAGCACGGACCTCATCACGGATCTGCTCAACGCGCAGTACGAGAAGTGGTGGTACGTGCCCGGCGGGTCGACGGTGCTCCTCCGCGCGATCCCGCTGCTCCGTATGCTCGGGTTCACGCGGTTTCACCTGTACGGCTGCGATAGCTGTCTCGCGGCTGATGACGCGCATCATGCCTACGCACAACCCGAAAACGATGCAGCGGTTGTCGTGCCGCTCTCCGTCCAGGGCGACCGGATCTTCTACTGCCACCCGTGGATGATCGCGCAGGCAACCGAGCTACAAGATTTACTAAAAGTTTTGGGGGATGAGATAGAGATCAAGATTCGTGGCGATGGGCTCTTGGCGCATATACTCAATGTAGCCGCAGAGCTAGAGGACAATAAAGCAAATGCGTAAGGGGTCGTGTCATTCAGAGGAAGCGCGGGCGAAGAACGCCGCAGCCCACCATGGCCGCGTCCCCTGGAACAAAGGCATCAAAATGAATGCTGATCAATGTGTGAACTTTGGAAAACGCCGTGGTTTCGCTCCCTGGAACAAGGGGCTATCTATGGCGTCTCCATCGGCCGAGACATTGGCAAAGAGAAGTGCAGCGCTTCGTGGAAAACCAAAGAGCATCGAATGGCGTGCGAAGATCGCCGCAGCTCTTTTAGGGAAAGCAAAATCGTTCGAGGCTCGGATTAGGATGAGTACCGCAAAAAAGGGGAGACCCGCGCACAACAAAGGGAAAATGATGTCCCCGGAGCAGAGGGCAAATAGCGGCAGGCGCCCAGGCTCCATTCCTTGGAACAAGGGCATTCCGACAGGGATAAGCCCGATGCGCGGCCCGCGGCCAGAATACAACGGCGTGCGCTTTCGTTCGTCCTATGAAGTGCGATTTGCCAAGGCGTTGGATGCCAGAGGAATCGGATGGCAATACGAGCCAAAGCGATTTGTCTTAGGCTCATGTTCATACCTTCCTGATTTTTTCGTACCCGAGACTGGAGCATTCTGGGAGATCAAGGGGTGGCATAACGCCAGCTCGCAAATGAAGGCGAGGCTCTTCCGGGAGTTGTATCCGGAACACCCCTTGATCATTGCAACACACGACGTCATCACCATGATGGAGGGATCGACAAATGGCAGTCGGCACGTGGAAGATCTACGCTCGCCTGGGCTAGTCGCGCAGTAATGCGCGATGGTAACGGCGTGAATTGTCGGGAACCCTACACGCGCAAGCGCAGGGGAATCCGCAGCCAAGCCGAGTAGGAATACTCGGAAGGTTCAGAGACTAGAGGGAGTAGGCCAGACCGGTCGAAACCTCCACGAGCGCGCCGCATCCCGAGAGGGATGAAGAGATAGTCCCAGCCTCCGTGGAAACGCGGAGTGGCCGGATAAAGAGCCGGCTGAAGGCAAGGTCATTTGAAGGCGAAGAAGTACCTCGGCGCGGGGACGATCACGCTCGGGGCTGGGGTGTTCAAGATGTCGCTCCACAAGACGAGCGCGAGCGCGGCGATCATCGTCCTCTCGACGCGCTCGACGTTCGCCTCGATCGGCTCGGAGATCTCGGCGCGCGGCGGCTATGTCGCGGGTGGGCGGAACATCGGCCCGGCGACGGGGCAGTGGACGGTCGGCGCGTCGGCGAAGCAGTACAAGTTCACCTACACGACGGCGGGGCTCGTGTTCACGGCCTCCGGCTCCTCGCTCATCAACATCCGGTTCGCGCTGATCCGGAATTCGACGGGCGCGGGCGCGGGCAAGGTGCTCTGCTTTGCCTCGCTGTCCTCAGCGCAGTTCACGATCGCTTCGCCAAACACGCTCTCCATTCTGCCGGCTGCGACGGGCGTCTTTACGCTGGCGTGACGTCCGACGCGCGTCGGCGGCCGCATGATGCGGGGCAGCGTCCGTCTCGACGGCGTCGGGGTCGTCCCGCGCGCCGATTGCCCGGCACCCCCATCCGCATCCGGCGCGCGGGCGCGTATGCCTAACAAAGGAGCCTCTCATGCCTGACATCACGAATCCTCAAGTGGTCCGCTTCGCCAACGAACACGCCCGCGTCCTGTGCGACGCCTGGGCGACGTTCTACAACACCGCCAAAACGGCGACAACTGTCTGGGCCGGCCAGGGGCTCGGCGCGCTGGTGCCGAACACGGCCGACCTGATCGCCGACGGCTCCGACGTGGACGGCCGTGGGCGCATCACCGGCGCGGCGTTGACCTCGCTCAAGGCGTTGCTGGACGCCTTCATCGCGGATGCCGAAGCGGGAGGCAACGCCAAGCGGAACGCCTTCTTCGCGGCGGCGGTGAACCCGAGAGGCTAGACGATGGCACTTCCAGCTACAACCGTCTGGGAAGTCCGCACCGATGGCAACGATGCCAATGGCGGCGGGTTCGTCACCGGTGCGTCCGGCACGGATCGGTCGCAGCAGGCCGCGGCGCAGATCGCCTACACGGACCTCGTGATCGGCGGGACGACCACCGAGTTGACGAGCGCGGCGTTTCCCTTCTCAGCGGCGGAAGTCGGCAACATTCTGAACGTCACGGGCGGGACGGGGTTCACGACGGGGTGGTATCAGGTGGTCTCCGTTGCGGCGGGTGTCGCCACGATGGATCGGTCGGTCGGGACCGGCGGGAGCACGGGCGGGACGGGCAACCTCGGCGGGGCGTTTTTGACGATTGCCCAAGGGCTCACGCTCTCCACGGTCGCTGGGATGATGGTGTATGTACGGGGAGGGACGTACAACATTACGACGGCGTTGTCGCCAGCAAGCCTTGGCGGGGCCTACCGCACACGCCTTGTGGGCTATGCGACGACGCGGGGCGATCTCGGACAACCGATCATTTCGGTTACGGCAGCCATAGATGGCTTGACTCCAGGACTTGGGTGGACGTTTGAGAATCTTGAATTGGACGGCACTTCGGTGGGTCTTAGAGGGGTGAACCCGACCACCGTACATGGAACACTGGTCAACTGTCACATTCACCATTTTGTGCAGTACGGTCTGTCGGCCTCTTACGAGTATTGGTCATTGATACGCTGCGAAGTCGATCATAACAACAACGGGATATGGTCGAATGCCGTCGGTGGCGTCATGGATTGCTGGGTGCATGACAACACCAGCGACGGTGTTGCTGTGTTCACCACGGGTCGTGTCACGGGCAATGTGATCGCGAACAACGGCGGTCACGGCCTAATTTACAACTACGGCGGTCTGATCCTCAATAACATCCTCTATGGTAATGGTGGGGATGGCATTCGCGCTACACAGTCCTACTCTTTCAACATCGGCGCGGGCGTTTGCGAGAATAATATCCTCGTCAACAATGGCGGCTACGGGATCAATCAGCCGACCGCCCAGACCCACGCCGATTACCCATGGATCGACTACAACGCCTTCTACAACAACACGAGCGGGGCGCGGCAGAACGTCAACGCCTCGCCGCACGATGTGACGCTCACGGGCGATCCCTTCACAAACGCGGCGGGGGATGACTTCACTTTGAATAATACGGCTGGGGCAGGAGCCGCCTGTCGCGGTGCAGGTTTCCCCGGCACTCTACCGGGACTCTAGACCATGCCTACAGGATATCGAGACATAGGAGTTTATCAGCACAAATCCACAGGCGGCGATGCTGCCAAGACGGGCTACGTGTCCATTGGCGTGTATCAGGAGCAGGACGCGGCGGCGATCACACCGGCCGCCGGGGCCGCGGTGCTCACCGGCGCGGCCCCGAGCCGTGTCATCGGGACGGTTCTGACGCCAGCAGGGATGCGTAAGGGCACATAGGCA